TACCACGACATTCAACTGGATTCGGTTTTTCCATAACATATGCAATCCATGCTTCTTCAGGTGCATCAATAAACGTTGAAAGTAACTTAAAATAAGTAGTTATTATACGATCTGTATCTGTATTTGAATACATTCGCTTTAATTTATTTGCATTCGAGCTATTACTTGTATTACCATTTGTAGTATCTAAATTAAATCGATAATCTAGATCTATACGCATAGGACTTGGATCATTTGGCTTTTCTGTAAGGTGTAGTGGTATGCCTTGAACCATAGCACGGTGGTAATTTAAATAGAATTCTTCAAGTTTTTCATCCGGTACAGATAAGCTACATGAAGGTTTTCCAATACTAGTGTGAGTATATGGAGTTTTCTTGTCACACTTAAAGGTATTAAAATATAACTTGAAATTCTCCATATTGCTTTTATTGAAGCCCCTGGTATATATATATGTATATTTTTTAAATGAAAATTAATTAAACGCGTATTATTGTATGTTATATTATCTTACTATAAATGGTAAGATATAAATCATTTTTTTAAATTTAAAATAGTCATCTTTTAAAAGATATATACATATAATATACATATAATATACATAAATATTATAAACAAATATTATAGATTAATAATGAATAATGGAGGAGAAATGAAATGTAGTCCAGTTACTGCAGAAGAATACAAAAAATATAAAACATGTTTTACGTTAGAAGCATTAAGACGACTTGCTGTATCGTGGAATAAACAATACAAAAACAAACTTATAAAAATTAATGGACGTACTCGAATACAAATTTGGAATGATCTCAATAAAAATATGGAAACTATATGTTCAGGAACTGATAAAGAAAGTTGTTGGGTTAGTAATTTAAAAGCTGATTCAGTTCCAGAAGTCGCTAATAATTTACGTCCACTAAGTCCATCTTCGTGGATAAAAAATCCAAATGAATGGTTGTCTAATATAGATATTGAAAATGTTATGTTTCAATATAATGAATTAAAAGATAATAATTATAAATTTTTAGGTGTTTTTGCGATTGATTTTGCAGAAAAAGACAAATTTGGAAGTTGTTTATATGAAGAAATTTGTTCATTAAATATATTTGATTTACGAAAGAAGCATATTAAATATGTTGGTCTTATTACAAATCTTGATAAACATGATCAACCAGGAAGTCATTGGACATCTACATTTATTTGTATAGACCCCTATAGTGAAAATTTTGGTGCATTTTACTATGATAGTGTATCACGTCCACCGCCAAAAGAAATGGATAAATTCATGAAAGATCTTCAAAGTCAAGCAAATATTATTGTAAATGAACTAAAAATGAAAAATTCAAAAAAACATGTATATGATTTTCGTTTAGCATATAATAAAAAACAAGATCAATATGGTAATAATGAATGTGGAATGTTTTCAATGTATTATCAAATAAATTGGTTAAGATATTTAGAATCTACACCAAATGCTAAATTCGAAGATGTAATTGCTGGTAAAATATCTGACAAAATGATGAATGATTACAGAAAAACAATTTTTAGAAGTAAAAAATATATAAAGAACAACACAATCTAATTATATAATGGCTAATTTATATAATGAAAATAGTGAACACAGTGAAAACAGTGAAAACAACGTAACTAGTGTAATATTAGGACAATCTAATATTATTCAATTATGTAATATATGTGAAAGATTTTTTTTAGAGAAATACAATATAAATGTTACACAAGATACATTAACCAAAACAGTACCAATATTGTTAAATAAAATAATTGCATATTATGGTAAAAATCCTCCATTACCAAATATTCAAGAAGTAAATAAAATAGCTATGCAAAGAATGAAGGATTTTATATTAAGTCGAATGCAGCAAGAACAATCACAACCAGTATTAACTACATTACCTCCACCTATATCAACACAAAGTACAAATATTAAAACTGATATACAACCACATACAATTGAACTTAAATATAATCCTTATGATTTACACAATATAACAAACACAAATAATACAAATAGTACAAATAGTACAAATAATACAAATAATTCCATTGATATTAAGCAGAATATAGAAACTAATGAAACCCTTATAGATAAAGTATCAGAAGATCAGTTTTTTATTAAATTAAAAAACTTAGAAAATACTAGAAATATTACTAGTTCTATTAAAACAACAAATAGTGAACAGTTTCTAGTACAAAATACAATACAATCATTAAATCAACCTTTCCAACAGCAGTTGCAACCGGTTGTTATTCAACAATTATTACCAACAAATAAAAACGAAATAACAAAATCAATTATTATTAATGCATTAAATAGAGATTGGATATATTTTAATGAACGCAATGCTTTTATTTGGTCTGGACCAACAAATCCTATAGAAACATCTAGTTTTAAACTAGCAAATATATTATTACCAAAACGCGTTTCAAAATATACGCCAGTTATAATATTAGAAATAACTGGAGCAAGTAATAAAGTTATTGAATTTGTAATAATTTTAGACAATATTGGAGTAACATGGGATAGTTGGAAATGTGTAAATAATGGTATTATTCAAAATATATCATGTCCGTGGACATTAAAAGTATTAGATGAAAATAGAATTCCAGTTAATATGGGTAAAGATGGATCGCTTATTAAAACAGTATCACGGTTATATAATAATAATACTCAAATTACGATTGAACCATTTATGAATTGTATAGAAATTGGCACACGTTTAAAATGTATTACACAAAAACAAGATAAGAATAATATTTTTAATGTATTAAATATAAATGGAATTAATATAGAATTAGAAGGTAATGCAGAATCATATATTGATGGAATCGTATGTAATTTATCTTTTCAACCATATATTATTATTGATTATAGTTTAAAAAATTAGAATAATTGCATTAAAATACTGCGACTAATAAAAGTATTACTAACCATAATATTAATGTTATCATTTCTAAACGATATTCTAAACGAGCTTTATCTTCTTCTGTTGTAATTTTTGTTGATAACCCAGTCATATTAAAATTAATATTAAATATTAATAATAACACGACTCCTAAAAGTCCCCATACCATAGCTAAATGAGTTAATATTATTGATGTATTAACATGCATATTAACATAATTAAATAATATACGAAGACGCCACAAATCAAAATTAACAGTTACAACAAATCCAACAAATAATAATGTATAAATAACTCCAAAAGCAATTATACCATTTCCTAATGATAAAATCCAATTTTTTTCAATCATATATTCGGTAACTGTAACTGCAACTAATCGAAATGTTATTATAATAAATGCGAAAAGCATTTTATCAAATGTTGTTATTTTTAATACCTCTGATGGTATCAAATCATTAGCATTTAATAAATTTTCAAGATTAATTGCTGATATTAAATTACCTTCAGATGCTTTAGATTTTTGATAACGATTATAAATATCATCAAGTAATGTAGGATTCTCTGCAAGTATACCATATTCGGGACTTAAACGAGTCTTTAATTTCATCTCAATTGGTCTTATCATGGCACGTATTATTTTTTGACTAATCGCTTCACTTATGTCTGTAATATGTTTATAAATCGTATTACTACCTCCTGTAGAAGTTTCTGTAGCAGTTCCTGTAGATGCTAATTCTAATTTTGGTGGTGGATTAATATTATCTAATGTTTTCGAAATAGCATCTAAATATATATTTAAATTTTCATAATAGAATGCGTCTTTAGTATCTACTACTTTATAACCTAATTTTGCTATAATATCTTTAACTATGTCTATTTGGGTACTTTCTTTTGGGTCTGGAGCTGTAAAACTTGTGTTATTTTTTGTTAAATCAGCACTTGTAAACATATAATTTCTTTTTCTGTCATCACGCCACGTTTCATATGAAGATTTATCACTTACTCTGTCTTTTATATCTTCATTTTGATCAACTATTTTAGTTATAGTTAGTAATTTTTGTTGTAATCTACTAATAACTTTATTTGCTTCATTTACAGAAGCATTTGAACTATTTGCTACAGCTGAACTACTTGTTGTTTGTTGACTGCGCTTTGTAACTGATTCACCTGCGCTATTATATCCTTTAACAACTACTTGATATGCAGATGTAATTTCGGTTAATACTTTTGCTAAATGATTTGGTATACTATCTTTTTCAAAGGGAACTTGTGCATCTAAATTTCCATCATTTAATAATGTTAATGAACGTATTATTTCAGCAAGTTCGGGATCATTTGGTACAGATGCTAATTTAGTTATTGATTTTTGAACATTATCATATAGTTCTTTAGCTTTCTTAATCTGTGAATCTAATTCACTAATCCATTTCTGTTCTTCTTTAATAGATGCCCATTTAGATACAAGAGTGCGTTCATCATTTGATAATTCACCATTTGTTAACATCCTTTTAAGTTCAGTTTCCTTAGATTCTGCAAATTTATCTTGAGCATCTATATTATCTGCTTCAAATGAATAAGATTTCTTATATCGTGATTGTATTTGACCTATTATACCTAATATTTCATTTGTATCTTTCTTAACTTGTGATATCATTTCATTTTGTTCTTTAGCTGCTTTAGCCGCATCTTTTTCTTTATCTTCATCACTTTTAACTGGTTCTGGTGCTGCGCCGCCTTTAGAAGTTGTTGTTGGAGTTGTTGGTGATGTTGGTGATGTTGTATCTTGTAAAACTAGACCAGATCTATCTAATGCACCTCGTGCTAAATTCTTTTCACGAGTTGTAGGATTAAATGGACTATTTGCTAATGCACCAGGTGCACTTGGTGTAAAAAGTGCTCCTAATTTTGCAAATGCAATAGCTATATCTAATTCTAATTTTTCATCTGATGCTGATTCTCTATTCTCAATCTTCATTAGATAAAGTAATTCTGCAAAACTGTCTACATTTTTACTATATTCTTGCACGAGATTCCATTTTGGTGTATTATCTGCAAATTGTTCAAAAAAACCTGCAATAATATTATTCATTTTATTTTTACTTTGTTCTTGACCAATTTTCAAAGATGAAATACTATTCTCTAAATTATTCTTAATTATATCAAGAGTATCGCCAGAACCAAGTATATTGTTAACTGTTTTTATTAAAGCAACTAATTCAGGTTTATTCTTATTAGTTTCTAAATATTCATTTAATTTTCTAATTAAAATTTTAATTTCTTCGTCAATTGAAACTGTAACTTTTGCTGGATCAGTAGCACTTGGCACTACACCAGCAGCACTTGGCACTACACCAGTAGTACTTGGATCAGTTGTGCTTGGAACAGCACTGCTTGGAACAGCACTGCTTGGAACAGCACTACTTGGAACAGTTGTAGAACCTGAATTTAATGACGAAACTATATCAACAAGACTACCTCCTACTAATTTATATACTTTTTCCAATATATTTTTTAATTCATATTTATATTTATATGAATCTACTGTTTTTATATACGTTCCACCAAGTATTTTTTGTTTAATATTATTTAATTCATATAGATTTTTCTTATTATCTTCTATATATAAATTTGTAACATCATTACTTAGAAATTTATAATGTTTGTCTACTAATTTAAATAATTTTTTATAAATTTTATGACGTTCATTATTATTTTCCAATAGTTTCTCATAAAATTTATTTTCTTTTCTAGTCATATGCTTAAATAGCCTTCTACATTTATTATGCGATTTTAATGTTGTTATATTCGAAACGCTATTATTGATGTTAAAAACCATATTAATAATGTTAAATTACTAGTTAATAATAAAATAGAACGTTTTTTCTGGTAAGAATCTTGGTCCGGATTAATTGAACCATCACTAATAAATAAAATAATCGGGAATAATATAAATTGAAGTATTAAATGAACAAGTATTCGCATAGAGGGATTAACATCCATATTTAAATAATAAAATATAGCTTTGAACGGATTTGCAAATCCACCACTATTTGCATCAATATCTGTATTAACAATTATACAAATTAATCCAAATATTATCCAATAAACAACTACATAAAAGAAAAATCCTTCTGCTAATGTACTTATCATATTTGTTGTAAAAGCCCAATCAACTAAGTATAATGAGATACCACGTATTATATAGGTTAATGCACAAAATATAGTGATATCAACAGTTGTAGTTAGTTGTTCTTTTGGTCCATATATAGGATGTTCATTAATACTATCTATAATACTATCTTTTTCTCGTAATATATCTTCAAATTCTTGAGATTTTGTATTATCTAATTTATTAACTGTATTTAATGAAGAGTATGCATCTTTATATGTATCTGATTTAATTTTAGCATTAATATTTTTTAAATCACCTAGTTTATCTGAAAAGAAATTACCAATTGTTGCTGGTGATCCTCCTGTCTTATTTATTTCTTCTGTTTGTCTATTAATAGCTGTTCTTAAATTAGAAACATTGCTAGTAGTATTTGATAACTCTGCTAATTCAGCCTGAGTTCCAGTAAGAGTGTTTTTAGTATTTGTAAGTAAACTATTCATACCTTTAATATTTGTACTAAATGCTTCATCTCTGAATAATTGATCTTTTGCTCTATCAATATTTAATCTTTCTTTAGATGTCTGAGGATCTAATACAAGCGGTCCTTTGTTATTTTGATCATATGATATATCCGCCGTAAGAGGATTTTGTTTTAATTTTGCATTTATTTCTTTCTTAAGTCTTCGTTGTCTATATTCTGGTAAACTATTAATATATTTACCTTTTGAATTAATATCACGTATAGCACTATACCATGCATTACGAACATTACTACCAAGATTATATTCTTTTAAAATCTGTTTAAATTTTGGTAGACGATTAATGACTTGTAAATAAAATCTAACACGTTTCGGATCAATTGCCTCAACTGCTGGTGGATTAATAGACCCTAATGGTACTTGAGCCATAGGTGCTGTATGAGTATTCCAAAATTCTGATAAATCTTCTAGTTTTTCTTTAATATTCATCCCTTCTATTTATATTTATGGTAATATTTTACTAATAAATCCAATAATGCAACATATAGCTAATATGAATATTATACCTAAAGAAACTAGATATGTTACAAATAATGAATCGTTAATATACATCATATTAAATATAGGATACAATACAGTAATAATAATACCAAGAATTATAAAGTTTACTTGTGTTGATAATGAATCAAGTCGTAAACCAGGTTCATCAAATGATCTTAAAATAGCCATATCTTTTCGAAATTGCAATATATTCTTCTTTTGTTCTTCAGATCCTGTTAGATAAAATGAATCTAATTCCTTACCATTAACTTCATTTAATACAAATGGCCATAATGCTTCTTTATCTGACGGAACTGATGTATTCCATTTAGGTATAGCTTTTATATTTTCCATTAAATATTTTGTAAATGGAGTATTAAGTGGATATGGTAAATCACTATATACTTTTAACGGAAAAGGTATTACATTATTATCAAGTGCATCTTGTTCTGCAATTTTTTCTACATCTTTTGCAATAGTTGATGCATTAACATTTGGATTTTTACCACTGAAATCTGTTAAATTAAAATAATCTGTATGTATTGATTCAATTAGATTATTGGTTTTTGTTAAATATATTAATCCAATAGCAAATAATGATGTAACTAGCAATATAGTACTAAATGGTTGCATTCTAGTCCTAAAATTATAAAATTGGTAACAATAACATACTAACACAAATATATAAGTATATATTAAAGTAGTCGGTGTAGTATTTGTTTTTAAATATTCAGGTACATTTATTGAAGTAAATAATTTATATATAATATACATTAAAGACACTATTCCAATGAATGGATAAACACATATAAATATTCTAATTAAATAACTAATTTCTTTATACTTTGAATAAATAACTAAATTATCTAATAGTATACTTATGAATACTAGTGTAATAACAAAATATAAACATATACATGCATAATTCATTATTCTTATTGAACTTAAAGAATCTTGGTCTTCAATATTTAATTTTAATTGATAATTCGCACTATTATAAATAGAATACATATTTTTACATTCTTCTTGTAATCTTTCACCAAATTGATATGAATAAATCATTTTATTAAAACCACGAATATATAATATTAATGATATAAATATTAATATTATAGTTATTAATAATATTATATAGTATGGTTTATATTCTTTTTCAAAACCACCAATAACATCTATTAAATATTTACCAAATTTGTCTATTCGTAAAATAGCAAAACATATAAGTAATGTAAGTGGGATATATATAACAAAATTCACAATTCCTATTGTGTCTATACGTTGTACACCCATTATATTTATGCACTCTTATACAATAGATATATTTTTAGAAAAATAATAATTCCGAAATTAAATAGAATAAAATATATATAATATAATAGCTAATAATATTATCAATGTAACTATATTAATTAGTATAGAAGATATTTTAGGATTAGATGTATTATATGCTTGACTAAATTGTTTATTATGTGCATCTAATGTTTTATAACTAAAATATAATCTAATAACTAATACAGGTATAATAACACATATTAGTGTAATAATTATTGTCAATGTGAATGACGAATATATTTTATATGCAAAATGAAATGGTAAATAAGATACTAATACATTAACAATATAATATAATTTTGTATTTAAATCCAAAATATTACTTATATCTTCAGTCGGATTACCATTTGATAAATTACTTAACCAATATAAACTATTAATTAATTTTGTATTATTTGGTATTTGTTGTGCAATATTATATAAAATTGTATAATCATTATTCACATTTTGTGTTCCTATTAATACTTCAAAATGTGTAGTTATTCCATTTATTGTTGATGGTATACTATTAACTGTATTTTTAATATTATCTACAGAATTTAAAAAAGGCAAAATATTTTCATTAATATAAGTAACAATATTTTTTGTTAATGCTGTAGGAATATTTATAATATTACTTGTACAATTATCTGGTATAATAAATGGTTTTTTATTATAATCAATAGTACATGAATCACTATTAATATATTTTATTACTAATATATTTGATAGTGTTGATGTTGATGTTTCTAATGAATCTTTCTCATTATAAATATCAATATTATAAATAATACTATTTGTATATGAGACTGGTGCTATAGAATTGTTTAAAACATCATTGTTTTTTAACTCTTTTATCCATATATTATAATAATCTTTTGCAATAACTGTTTCTGGTGTAATATTATTTGTTGTGTTATTTGTTAGTACTAAATATGGATATATATCTGCATTACTTTTAAATCCATTCCATTTATTTATAGCATCTTGAAATGAATTTAAATTATCAACATACATTATTCTTGATAATAATCTAGTATATAAATCTTCTATTTTTGTATTTTCAATATTATTACTATCAACTATTTTACCAATAAAATAATTATCTGAACGTAACGAAGTATCTGTATCTATAGATGGTGGTTTTGGTAATAATGTTGAATCTAATATATTAGAAACATTCGTATTATATAATTTGATATTTGGTGCATCTTGTATTTTTAAATAATTATTCCGAAATCCTATAGCACAAATCATACCAAATATTACAAAAATATTTGTAACATATGTTTTAGAATCACTAAACGGTTTTAGAAATTCTATATTAGATCCAAAAAAATAGATTAATATATACACAAATGATACAAATATAACTAGAAATATATAATATAGTATATTTTTCATATTAGGATTTTCGGGTGTTAAAAGTTTACTCATATGATATCTTACTGTGTTTTTCTCTACAAGACTATTACCACATATTGATTGATTTCGTTTTGAATATATATAATCTAACAGAAATGTTGTATAATCATCAGCAATAATTATTTTTATATAATATGATACACATACACACAATAGTATATATAAAAATACTGTAATGTTCTTATATACTTTAGTATTTGATACATCTGATATAATTCCACCATACTTTATATTATATTTTTTACTTTTAGTCATAAACCTCTTATAATATAGATGTGAAATTCTTATTTTGATTTTAATTTTTCTTTAATTTCTGTGATTTGTATACTTAAATCTTTAATTGCTTCTACAATCAAGCCCATCATATTACCATAACCTATCGATAAATATGATTCTGGTGTTCCTGTTAATTCATCACTATTATTGTTTTTAGATAAATTACCTGGTGTATAATTTAAGATTGCTTCAGGTAATATATTTTGAACTTCTTGTGCAAGTAATCCAGTATATCTACGATCTTTTTCATTAGGTGGTTCATTAATAAGACTATATGTATATCCTGTTAATGATTGTATTTTAATTAATGCATCTGTTATTTTTACTAAATCTTTCTTAAGTCTTTTATCAGAACTATTACCAGTCATTACTCCAGTTACTTGATTTCCTTGAACATATGAATTACCATACACATATAAATTACCGTTCATAAATGTATTATAATTAAATGTTGTATAACCATCAAATAATGATGTTCCTTTAACATGGAAGTTACTCTGAGGATTATATGTACCAATTCCAACACCATTATTTACATTATTTGTAAATAATGATATATTATTATTACTACCACTTATATAACCCATATTTCCAAAATATACTCCAGGATTATTAAATGAATTTAATACAATCGATCCTGTAATATTAAAATCAAATTCTGGTATACTTAATGGTGGTACATATCGTGTTGTAGGTGCAACAGACATTACAGATTGAAAACCATTATTATCATCACTAATCTGTAAAGAATTATAACAATTTGGATAAAATTGCCACAAATATGTTGTATTACTTGTTGCAACTCTATACATATTCTGTACACCTGTAGCTTGATTACTTGTTCTCATATACATTTGCGCTTGTGTATATGCAGAATCTAATACTAACATATTTGCATTATTTCCACTAAAAATATTAAATAAGTTACCAGTTGGGGTTGTACCATTAATTACTACACCGCCGTTTGGCGATGGATATGTTGTTTTTGGTGTTATAAATATATTATTACCATTAATCGTTACACCATTTTGAATTAAATTACCTGTTGAAAACAATGGATTGCCATTTAAATATAAACTTTGTCCAATATTAACAATTCCATTTAATGATACGTCAAAGTTACAATTTGCCGCTTGTCCAATACCAATATGATTATTTGCATCTACATCAATAATAAAATAATGTTGTTGTGGATTTTTACTATCAAATGTAAAACAATTATTACTTGCTACCATACGAAAATCACGTGATGCATCAATACCATATATATTTGATCCTGCTTGAAATACTAATTGTGGAGCAGCATTAGCTCCACTATTTAATAATCGCAGTGAACCAACATTACCATTATTCACTATATCTAATGCAAAAGTTGGTTCAGTACTACCGATACCAACGCAACCATTATTTGTAATTGTTAAAACCTCTTTAGATGTAATTGCATTTGTAAAACTTGGATTACCTGGATATGTTGCAGTATTGTAAATAAATGACATTTTATTATTCCAAGAAGAACACGGTCCTTTAAATATCCATGATGTAGGTGCTTGTAATAAAGTACTTAAATTATTTGAACTTGATTCAAAATTTTTCTGTAATTCGATTTGAGGTGCGTTATTTGTTGTATCTATTGTTGTAAATACACCTTGTGTTAATTTAAGCATATTTTCACCACTTCCTTCTGTGTATATATGTGCAATTGATGTTGGAGTTTGACTAAGTGGAATTCCAAAACCAACATAGTTATCTATACTTGCGCCAAATGGTTGAAATGACATATATGGTTTTTGTGATTCTCCATCTAAAAATGCAAATTGAGTACCTTTATATGATGAATTTGTTGGATCAAATAATCCAAACTGTAATGATGTAGTTGTTTGTGTTTTATTATTTAATCGAGCAATTTCTATTAAAGCACTGCTGTTATATCCCTGAAATGATGCAATTATTGGTTGTGTATTAGCTAGTGGATTATATACTCTAAAATATTTACCAACATCTTGAGTTACTTGTATACCAGACGCTTTACCAACAATTACTGATTCATTTATATTACCTGGTGTTAATTGAATATTACCTCCACCAATTAATACATCATCATCATTTAACTGTTCTGTAACAGACCCAGGTATATTTGAATTAACTAATGTATTTCCATTTATAATAAATTTACCACTTATACTTACATTTCCAAGTACCGACATATTACCACCAACTGTTAATGTTGCATTAATATCGGGATTATTAGATGAATTAAATATATTTAGATTACCACCAATTACAATTTGTGGATTATTTGTTAAAGGTGCTGGGCGCATCCACATATAACGTGAATTATTTGCATTACTAAATGGACTAGTCCCATTCCCTAATTGAAAATATTTATATATATGATTTGCTTGAAAAGTCCAACTATTGTAAGGTGTGTATCCTTGAAATACAAATGATGAAATAGATGCATTTGATGAACTTCCAGTACCTCTACTTATTTGTAATGATGTACCATTATTATAATTATCTTTAACTTCAAAGTTGGCACTTGGATATAAAGTGCCAATACCAACATTTCCCCAAGTTATTAATCCACCTGCAATAGTTTGTGAAGCTGGAGATACATTATTAACAGTATTTACTGAATTTCTATTATCTTGCCAGAATCCTAATGCTCTGTCAACACCATTTGTATCTTCTTTATAAATATCATTATAAAACTTTGTATTACCTAAAACAACTAAACCATATAAATAATTTGGAGCTATATTGATACCTACATGTGCATCATTTATACTATCTGGCACATAACTGATACCTTTATAAAATATACTAGGTGCGCCAGGTACTAAATTTGCATTAAACACTTCTGTTTTCCAAATTGCTAATTGGATATTATTATTTGCATTACGTGTTGGATTATAATAAATATTACCACTAAATGTTATTGAACCATTTACATCTAATTCACTTAACGGTGTATATGTATTTATACCTACTGCATTTATAGCTTTATTAATAATATTACCTGGTAAATTAAATATTCCTAATGTTGGTGGAACAGCTCCAGAAACAATAGGAGGTGCAGTAGAACTCATATCAATTCCTGGAAAGAAATATATATTTTGAACTAATTGTGAATAATTTCCTGAATAATTTGGATCATTAAATGACGGTGTTGCAATAACTAAACTTGCATCTATTCCTCCACTAAATGTTTCTGCAACATTTGGATGTCCGATATATCCTGCTTTAGTGCTTCCGTTTAAGGTATCGTTTTTATCAAACATTGAAATTTCCCATATTTTTGGATTATTTTTGTATATTGCAAATTGTGTATTGACTGGATTATTTGCACTAGGTGATGGATTAATACCAACACCTAATCGTCCTGGAGTTGTGATACCATTTCCAATTACATTTATATTACTATAGCTAACATTTGCAGGTGTAAATTGTATCATTTCAAAACCATAATTAGAAGTACCATCTGATGAAAGACCTGTAAATACTTCTGTAAATATTTGACCTCGTAATCTTATAGATTGATTAACAATTATATCACGATTAAATAAAGTATCATTACAGAAACTTGCGGTGTCTATTAATGAATTATTTGCAATAATGTTATTAATATTTGCATTATTATCAACATTCAAATTATTATTAATATCAAGATTACCAGGAAATATATAATCATCTCCAACTGCAAAAGTACCTGGAATAATCTGATTCGCATCTAAAGCTATGCCTATTTTTCGTACATAAAGTGAATCAATATTACATACTGATGCCGATTCATAATCATATATAAGCATATTTTTGCTATATGTTGAACCGTTAACGTTTAATGACATTGGTACTGTTATTGGTGTAAAATTTACAACACCATTTTGTTTAGTACGTATATCAAATGTAAGTGGTGCATTTAATGACGTATTTATACCTACATTTCCAGTACTATCTATTCTTACATGTGGTGGAGGCATAGATGTGTAATTTGGTAAACCAGTTGTAGTACCATCTGGTGCAATATAGATATTTGAGAAATAATCTTGATCTCGACCCATATGAAATTCAATTGAACCTCCACTTGTACCTTTGCTATTTTTAATAGAATTTGAATTTGTATTAAATACAATAGGTGAATTATATGCTTCGCCAATTACACCTACACGTAATTGTGAAGCCTGTAGATTTTGTAATGAGAATTGAATTTGTTCAACATCTGTATTTGCAGTTTGATAAATATTTACTGCATAGTTATTACTCATTGCTGCAGAACGATTACCAATTGTAATATTTTCATTATAATAAATATTAGTATATGTATCATCTGGAGCCATAATCCAATAATTATTAGATTGTGAACCATTTAATAAACTTAAATTACATGTTATAGAACCATCTAAATAAATATTTCCAGTAACACGTATATCGCCATCAATATATGCTGCATAATTATTATAGGGTAGTGAACGTGTTTGTAAAGTAGTATTAATTGCAATACCTTGTGTATCAACAATTAATCCATAAGTTTTTTGATTTGATGTTCCATGTATATCTTGTATACGTTCACCAACAACTAATGCTTGTGTATTAAGCAAATTTAGTGTGTTATTAGTTTCGTCACTAATACCAATTCCAAGACTCACAACTTTAAGTAATGTAGGAGTATATGGTCCATAATTAATACTTGTCATTATACCTCTGTCTAATCTAAAGAAAACAATACATTTATGCCTTAAATTGTTATATTTTTATATAAAAAATAAAAAAAATGATAATATTTTATATTTAAATTTATATATTATTCCTCATTACTAAAATGGAACAGCAACTTATGGAACTTCGTAATTTAAACTCCAAGATTGTTGATCGTGTATTATATTTATTTAAATTTGCTTTGTGCGATAAAGTATTTCAGGATACTATGATTAACTATTTACGTTTAATGAAAATTAAACGTGATGTTACAAAGTTTAATATGCTTCTTGAAAAAATAGAACTTCATTTGCTTAAAAAATCACACTTTAACTTTGTTATTCATAATATTCCGGAATATGCTGTTATATCATCAACGTGTAAAAGTGAAAAAATTGGATATGTTCATATACGTGACACTCTAGAACAATTTGGTGACGTTGATACATTTGATATCATTCGTGGTACAGTGTATATAAAATTTACTGATCCTTCTATTGGAATATATGCACATAAAACAATTAATAATATGCTGATGGGTAATCAAATTATTCGCACGTTAGCTGTATAAATTTAAATAAAAATAACAAAAATTATATATTACATATTATAAAAACACAAAATAAATATTTTGTATTTTATTCAAGTTCATAACATACCATATAAGCACTTTTATTATTAATAAATATATTATATGTATCTAAGTCGATTTCATAATGATCTAAATCATCAAAACAAATCCATTTTGAATTTTCTAAAACATGTGCATTATAATGTCCACCTCCATACTGACCATAGTGATTTGCAATACCTATTAAATTATACTGTGAAGTAGTATTATTTAAATCTATCTTAATAGACGTTGATATATTAAGTGGTGTATTAATTTTTCTTAATTGACCTTCTTCTGTCATTCTAAATCGTTTAATAACAACCATTAATATTTTTGGTAAACTATATATTTGAGTTTGTTTTATACCACCTTTATTATTACATTTATCACATTTCCATTCTGGTAATTTTTCAATAATATAATTTTTTAATAATAATTGATCTAAAATTAGTGGATTAATATTAGTATATTTAGAAGGTATGTCTATTTCTAATGAATTATATACTTCAACATTCCATGGTGTATCACCACATGTATTATTTAAACATTTTAATACACCTAATTGTATACTTTGTATATGTGTTAACCATGGACTATATTTAGATTTATTTATTATTTTCATATTTGCATTAACTTTATCACAAATTTCAGTATTTATATTCTTAGGATGTAATAATTCGCATATTTTATCAGTACCAACTTCTTCTGTAATTTTATCAGCTAATAACAACCATAATTCATAAATATCCATTTGTTCGCCACGATGAAAATTATCAGGAAATAATTCATATATTAATGTTACAAGACCACCTGGTGTAATTGAATGTGAATTTATTAATGCATTACAAATAAAAGTTAAATGCCATATAACTCTTTTATCATTTATAGATGTATTATCATATATAAAAGAAGTAATCATTGCATTATATAAATGTTTTGAATGTGTTATTAATTGAATTAAAGTATTTAATGCACATGTAGTGCCACCAATATTACTAATACCTCCATACATTAATCTAATATTAATAATAATAAAAATTGAATCCTTAAATATATTAAGGCTAAGTACAATTATGGCAATATTACTAACAAAAACTATTCAAAGAACTAGTACAACAAAACACTTAAGAAATGATTTCTTTAATATATCAAGAGTAAATACAATTATGGCAACAATAATATCGAGAATTGTTAAACCAACAAATACAAGTAATGCTAAAATTTATACAATTAATAAAAATGAGTCACCATATTTAATACAATATGTTAAAGATAACACAATTAGATCATGTGTATTAGCTTTTACAAATAAAAATAATGCAGATGAATTTGCGGCTTTATTAGAATCATATTATAAAACTAATTATTTGTGGCCACAATTTATGTTAGATAATAACACAAGTTTTCAATTATACATTAAACAGTTATATAATAATGAATTGGAATGTAATATGTTAGATATAGAATCATGGAATCATAGTGATTTAACATCATATTGTTTAATGTGTGGAATAGATTTAGCAGTATTAAAAGAAAGTACATATTTAAATACAAATAATGCAAATTCATTTTCTTATAAAACACAAATTTATGGATTAAAATCTTCAACGGAAAATGAAAGAAATATATGTGAATCTATGTATTATTTATAGATATATTTAGCTATTATATCAAATAATATATATTTATCATTATGACCAAAGTTGGTTAGTAACCATTCATTCATAAATTCTTCACTTTCTATATCATTTTTAATATAATTAACAAAGAAGTTATTTAGTTTCCTATAACGATTAATACGATTCAATATATCTATATATAAATTAAATACAATAGCTTTATCTACTGTATTTTTTTTTAAATTTATAATTTTTTGCATTTTATTTGCTGTAAATAATTGTATAGATGAAGACATTATCATTGATACTAATAGATTAATTGTTTCATAATCTTGTATTACATTATTATTAATAGCATACTTCATAATATCTTTTAATTTATCACATGGTTTAACTGTTCTATCTACATTATTAATATATGTATTATATTTATTAAATAATTCTTCTTTTACACTAGGTCTTTCATTAATTTTTGGTATATAATTATTATATAATACATCAACAAATTTGTGATGATCAGATGTCATAACACTTAGAATAATATTTTGATTATGTTTAATATTTTTTGTAGAAACTACAAGACCAAAATCATATATAATAATATTATATTTATTATCTTCTAATATTTCAACTTTCCAATTACCATTATGTAAATCTGAATGTAAAAGATCATATATCATTATAGATGATAATTGTATAAAATTTATATCATAAGATATTGAATATTTCATTTGTTTATCACTTATTTCACTAATACTGACTCCTTTATGATAATCCATAACAATAAAATCTTTACTATAATAATGTACTTGTGGTACAATTATATTAGAATCGTTAATAAAATTATTACGATATTTAATCATATTATTTGCTTCATTTATAAAATCTTTTTGTTGTATTATATTTCTTTTAAAAGTATCTATTATTGTTTTATACGGTATCTTAAAAATTTTGTGTATTATATTTACTATATTAAGTATATTCACAAACTCATCTATTTCACTGTCAATATTTGGATGTCTTACTTTTACAGCTACATATTTATGTAGTTTATTATTGTATAATTTATATACTTGTCCAATACTTCCTGATCCGATTATATTATTTTTATTTTCTATATGTACATGTGATTCTAATTCATAGTCTTCATTTATGTTTTTTCCATAATTTATGTAATATAAATCTTTAGTTTCATTCCACGAATGAGTTCTACAATCTTCTAAAGTATAATTTAATCTATCATGAAGTTCATTTGATAATATATTATCATACATTAATATAAATTGTATTAATTTAACACCAATTGGTCCACAATTATAAATATTTTTTTCAAATTTATCTAAGTATATAATATTTTTACTTGTATCTTTATATTTAATAAACAAATGTAATGAATAGAAATACTTTATATACTTAAATAAATTCTTAACAAAATCAATCATATTAATTGTAATACATATATATTTATATATATATAAAACGCAAATTATTCTCTAGAATAAAAAAATTTATATACTAAGTCTATAATAATATCAGAATCTGTGTGTCCAAATCTTTCTAATAACCATTCATTATAAAAATCTAGACAGTCTTTATTTGTATTAATATAATCTATCAAAAATTCTTTTAAACATTTAAATGTATTTGTTCTATGTAATATACCGGCATATATATTTAACAATATTCCTTTATCGACTGGATTATCTAAACTAATTACTCTTTGTAGTTTTTCTGTATTAATTTTACTTATTGATGAAGTCATTACATTAGATAATAGTAAATTTACAGAAGTATGACTATTTACTATACCTTGTTCAACTGCATATTTTAAAATATTAGTAACACGTTCTGTTGAATCAATTCTTCTATTATTATTATTTTCATCAATGTATTTTATATAATTATTAATCTTATCTTGATCATTAGTTAATGTATACGCAAGTTCTTTATAATCAGCAATTAAAATAGAAGTAAATATCTTTTGATTTACTTTTACATCTTTTGTAGAAACAATTAGACCACAATCGTAAATTATTATATTATATTTATTATTTTCTAATAACTCTACTTTCCAATTACCATCATGTAAATCACAATGTACAAAATTATGTACCATTATATATGTTAAGAATATAAAAACTAAATCAAAATATACAGAATATTTTAAATTAGAATCTAGCTTATCAACACTAATTCCTTTATGATAACTCATAACAATAAAATCAGTTGTATAATCATATATTTCTGCAACAGTTACATTATCATCTTTAAAATTATTCCTAAATTGTATAGTATTATTTGCTTCATTAATAAAGTCTTTTTGTACATGAATATTCTTAATAAATATTTTAATTGTTTTTTTATTAGGTATATTTATGAAATATGATATATATTTAATTATAAAACTAACTATCATTATAAACTGATCAATTTCAATATCCGCATTGGGATGTTTTACTTTAACTGCTACATATTTTTTGTATTTCTTACTATATAATTTATAAACTTGACCAATGCTTCCTGATCCAATTATACTTTTATTCACTAAATCTGATTCATTTACTTCAAAGTCTTCACTTATATCTCTTCCATAATTATTATAATATAATTTTGATGTATCACTCCATGAATGAACTTTACATTGTTCTAGTGTATATTTTAATTTATTAATAGAGTCAATTTGTAACAACCCATCATACATAATTATATTTTGCACTAATTTAATACCAATTGGACCACAATTATATAATGATTTTTCTAGTTTTTTTAAATATATATCACATTTGGATGTATCTTTATATTTAATAAAATTATTTAATGAAATAAAATACTGTAAATATTTTATAGTATTTAAGCATATATTATATGTGTTAATGACTTTATTTAGTATATTAAAGATTATTGTTTTTAAATGAAACATATTAATATTATTAAATATATAATTAACTATATATATTACGCATTGCTTATATATTATTCAAAAATTATAAATTAATAACAACTAATAAAATTGTTTTGCTAATGAGTACACTAATTGTATGTAATCCCATACTATTTTTTTATTAATATCACTTAATGATTCCCAATAGATATTTAATTTATCAAATAATTGATATTGATTAGAACCACTTTTCCAATATGTAGAAGGATCTTGTTTAAATAAATCATCGTCTCTGGCAATTATATATGCATCTAATGGATATAACGCATCTCGAAAACTATATATTAATTCATTATCTTCATCATCCATTGATGCAATATTAATAGATGATGATATAACTTTAATTTCTCTATCATCTGGGAAAACACTTATTAAATCTTTCATAAATTCTTTAAGATGTTTATAAAATTTATTAGCAGTTACCAATTTATTTGACGACATTAAATATAAATATAATATATATATATAACCTTAAATAGATATATATTATTTCTAAAATAAAAACTCTGTATATATAATAATTATAATAGAAAACACAATTTATTCGTAATATATAACAGCTGAATCTACAGTATTTTGTATATATACTGATGACGGCTGACCTGGTATATTTAAATTATTGTATGGTATAACAGTAAATTTTAATACATAGTATGATGTTATACTTAATGATACAGATGTATCATACATTATATTTGATGTAGTTGAACCATCCGAGTTATTATACATATATTTAACATGATCATACTTTCCTGTTAACCAAGATATATTAAATAAATTTTTTGATGGTTCTGTAACTATTAATTTTGGTAAAAAACCTGTTGTTGAAAATAAAGTATTATAAATATTTGAAGTATTATTTGTATTATATACTATTGTATTTATATTATATAATACACTTTGATTTAAATTGTTTAATGTATATAATATATTACTATTAAATACAAATCCTAAATTACTATTATATATATAGTTATTATTAGATCCAAATATATTAATATTTATATTACTATATGATGGATAATTATAATAATTATTTGAAGAATCTGTTATCCAATTTATAGTTGCACTATTTGTTGTTACATTTATTACAGAAGTATTAACAGAAGCATATGTTGTTATAGGTATTAATGAATATGTACCAGAAATGTTACTATAATTATAAGTATTTAATATTATATTATATCTTGTATTTGGTGTTAAGTTAGTAATTATATAATTACTTGTATTAATTATTTTTTGACTATTTGATGTTGTTATATTTAATAAATTACTCCATGATACTTGTGTATATGCATTTTGATATATATTACTCCAATTTAATATACAACTATATGGACTTATAACTGTATTAATATTCGTTAACTGTGATGGTAATGTTATAATATTAGATACTGTATATACATTACCATTTTGTTGAAGACTATTGTATGGAGTAATTATAAAAGTATATCCTGTATTTGGATATAATAAACTATAATTATATGGACTATTAATATATGGTATATTACTAATACTTGAATTATATATAGTATTACTTGTAATTGCATAAATATTCACATTACTTACATAATTACCGCCCCAATTTAGTATTACACTATTTGAACTGATATCAATAATATTAATATTACTTAAATATGCAGAAGGTGATAAATTTAAATTAAATGGTACTATATTACAACCTCCTAGTGAATTTGATGCACCAATATATACAGTTTGATTTATATTATAAAGTTGATTAAATATTAATAAACCACTATTCGAGTCAATATTTAATCCTTGAGGTTTTGGAGTGTTAACTATATACCATGTTGTAGGTAATATTCCATTTGATTCACTTTGTCTTAACATTTGATATGAAAAACCACTAGAAATATTACTTGCGATCGAGGGTGGTTTTATTATTGATGGTGATCGCAAAATATTCATATTAATTGTATTTGTATTTACATAACCTAATATATTAGATGCACTAATATTTACATTAACGTTATTTAAACTGTATGCACTTTCTAAAGTTAATAATCCTGTATTATTGTTTATACTTAAACCAGAAAAATATGTATTTGAAAATGACCATGTAAATGGTGTATATGATGCTCGTAAATTTGTATTAATTAATTGATAGTTATAAGTATCAAAGAAGTTTACAGATGAACTTGGTATAGTAGTTATAATAGATGGTATATCTGTAACTGTTAAATTAAAAGTTATATTACACGATACACCTAATATATTTGAAGCAACTATAGTTATATTACTATTTATTCCAATATGTGGTGGTACAGTAATTAATCCATTAGAATCTATGTTTATATTTTTATTATTAGTATACCAAGTATATGGTTGTGATGTAATTGCTAAATTACTTACTTTATAATTAAATGGTATATGCGATGACAAATTACATGATATATTAACCGGATTTATTAATACAGGTATTTGTGCAACTGTCATGTTAATAATTTTAGATGATATAGCTCCATAAATATTACTAGCGCTCACAATAATTGGTTGATTAATATATATATTAGATGTAACTTTTATTTGTGCAAGTTGAGTTGAGATATTACTTATTGAAACACCATTTATAATATTATAATTTGTATCTGTTAAACTCCAAATAATTGGTCCTGTATTTATATTTGATTGATATACGTTTGATGTTAATAGTGTATTAGGATAAAGTGATACATTGATATTATTTGGAACAACTATTGATGGATTTACTGATACTGTTAATTTAAATGTCGCAGATGATGTTATATTATTTGAATTTGTTCCATATACTGTAATATTACTATTAATTAAATTATCTTTCAAAAAAGTAATTATACCAGTTTTTGAATTTATAGACAAGTTATTAATAGATGGTGTTAATGACCATGTTACTATACCACATTGAGTAAAATTAAGTATATTCATTTGATATGTAAAATTATTATTATACATAAATGAATTAACATTTACTGGATTAACTATTATTGGTGTCTGTGTTAAAGTAATTGGCAAATTAATATTACATGATATATTATTAATATTTGTTGCACTAACAGTAATATTATTTATTAATGCATTTATACTAGTATAACTCAATACACCAGATGAATTTATACTTAATCCAGGTATACTTGGAGTTAGTGTCCAATTGAGTGGTCCAGTATTTGAATTTATTCCAAAATTATAACTATAATTAATATTATTAACATATTGATATACATTAGAATTATAGGATAATATATATGGATTATTAATTATTGGAACTTGTGCATATATTAATTGTGTATTTTGTATATTACAACCTCCAAATGGATTTGTTGCTGTAATATTTATATTGCAATTTAAATATATATTACTATTATAAATTATTTCAAGTGCATTTATATAATCATTATTAATTGTTTTTGTAGTTATACCAGGTATGTATGACGGCTTAATTACCCAATTTACATTAGAAGTTGCATTATTACTACTTGTAGTATATAAAGTATATGTATAATTATTTGCATTATTTGACATGTTTACTTGTATGATTGTTGGTAGATTATATTGTGGTATTTGTGCAGCAAATAAATTAAAATAAATATTACAATAACCACCTGTAATATTAGTCAACTTAGCATTAATATTTGATTGATTTATATATATGTTACTATTTATTGTAATTAAACCTGTATTATCTATGAACACATTACTTGCAATAAATGGTGATATATTTGAGAGTGATCCTATCATATTACCAGTTCCCTGTGTTATTTGATTAAGTTGATATGTAGTTAATTTATTTGGTTCCGTATTTACAAGTATATTATTATTTGGTGGTGGTATCATAACTGGTGTATATCCAACTTTTAAGTCAAAGCTTATTGTTGATATATTATTAATTCCTATATATGGAAATATATATGCATTATTTGATGCACTAACAGTTATAATATCATTAACATAATAGTTTGGTAATAAATTAATAATACCAGTTGAACCAATACTTAAACCTGGTATAGTGTATGATGTTGTACCGTTTATTGACCAATTTAATTGACCTGTTCCATTTGCATTATTAATTATTGGATAGATAAATTGTTGATTTGTTGTTAGATTACACGATATATTTATTGGATTAATTAAATTTGGTTTTTGTGCAATATTAATGGGAAAATCTACAGTATTAGTACCTGAATAATTATTTGATGCTCCAACTATAAATGACGTTTCGCCATAATATATATTTGATTGAATTGTTACTAATCCAGTATTTGAATTTATACTAATTCCTTGTATAAATGGTGCTATTAAATAATATAATTTTATTGGTGCATTATTTGTAGTTAATTGATATGTAAAATTATTAGTTGTTGTACTAATTGTTGTTTCTGTTATATTTGGAGTGTATATATATGGTTGTAATTCTAAATTTAAATTTGTACGATATATTGTTTGAAAATTATTAGCATTTTTTGCAGTAATTAACAGTGATTTATTATAATTATATGTTGGTTGTATTGTAGTTCCATTAAATTGCAATAATCCATTATTTGTAATTGTAATAATTGGTGCTAATGAATTACTTGTTATTCCATCTATAACATTCCATGTAGTTATTCCTTGCGTAAATTGTATAAATTTATAATTATATGTATAATTAACTGCATCTATACTTCCATATAAATTTTGTGGACAATTAAAATTGGGTATAATTCCTACTGATAAATTAAATACTGTTTCATTTGATTGTCCTGTTAAATTTGAAGCACCAATATACACATTTTGATTATATACTGAATTTGAAGCTACATTTAATAATCCATTTGAATTGATACTTAATATATTTTGTGTATCTATTGTACTTGCTTTATTAATGTACCAATTTAGTATATTAAATTTATTATATGGTGCATTACTATTTAATAAACTATTTGATGTATTTAATTGTAAACTATATGATTGTGATGGTAATAGATTAATTATTTTATTTCCTGGATTTACAACTGTTGGTTGTTGACTTATATTTATTCTTAAATTTGATATGTTTGATCCATTTGCAATATTGTATGCAAGTATATTTATATTTGAATTAATAGGATTATACATAGTTACAGTTAATAATCCATTACTATTAATTGTTAGTCCATTATATATATTATTAACTATATCCCAACTTACTTTACCTGTTCCAATACTATTACTTGCAAGTTGTAATTGTAAATTATAATTTGAATTTGTCATATTAAACCGTATATTTCCTGGATTAATTATTTGAGGAGTTGCTGCAAGATTTAATTGAGTTGTACTACTAATATTACAGCCTAGTGTATTTGTTGCAATTAATCTAATGTTACTAGATATATATATACTTGGATTAAATGTCATTAAGCCTGTTACATTATTAATACTAATTCCATTTAATTGTGGTTGTATACTCCAGCGTGTATTTGTTGACGGATCACGTGTTATTAATTGATAATATGAATTACTATCATAATTTGTAGAAATATTTAAGATATTTGGTATATTAAATATTGGTGTAGCAACAGTATTTATATATATAGTTTTTGAAGTACTATTACCAATACCATTTTGAACTTTTAATATTAAATTACTACTTATGTATGGTTTTACTGTAATATTTCCATTATTATAATTAACAGTTACACCATTAATATTATTTTGCGCATACCAAATTACTGGTCCTGTATTTAATGTAGGTTGACTAATATTAGTAAATGTATATGTATAATTACTTGTTATTGTTTGTAATATTTGAGATGGTGCATTAATTGTTGGAGTATATGCAGCTATAATAGATAATGTATTTGAAGTAGTGTTATTATTTAAATTAGTTGCGGTAAGAATTATATTATTACTGTTTATATATTGTTTAGTGTATAATGTACATATATTTGAATTATTAATAGTTGTATTAAAAACCCTTAAATTACTTCCATAAGTAGAAATAATATTCCATTTAATTGGTCCTGACGCCTGTGATATAATACTCGAAATATTGTTACTTGTATTATTTGTTAAATTAATAAAATAAGATCCTTGATTTGTAAAGCGAGGATATGTCATTAATTGCGTAGGTAAACTTAGTTGTCCAACTAATCCTTCAGGATTTACAGCAATTATATATATATTATTATTAATATATATATTTGATGTTATTGCAACTTGTGTAGATATATTTGTAGTATTATACGTTATTAATCCATTTATTTGATTATTAAATACTGTATTACTTGAAACACGTGTTATATCAAAAGGTTGTGACAATATATACCAATCTAAATTACCTGTGTATATATTTGGTGCATTATTTGTTATTAACAAACTAGAATCTGGAACAATTGTACTAGCTGGAAAATTAGTATCATTATAAGTAAAATTAAAATTATGAGTATTTGATACTAAAACAGGACGTAAATATCTATTAATAGTTATAATAGATTTAGATTGATTCCAAAGTTCAAAATATATATTTGGATATGAAGATGTAACTGTTAAATATAATACATTTCTAACTACTCCTAAATCATATACTCTTTTAGGAACAGTATAACCTATTATTCTATTTGTAGTTGTATCGGACCATAATATAGTTGAAGTATTATCGCTAAAATACACAGTTAAATAAAATGTAGCTATATTTGCTGGATATTTAGGATTCAATGTGGTAAATATTGATAAATCTAAATTAGTTGTTTCGATATATTGTGTATTATAATAATTATTTGTATTAGTAAATATGACACTTCCTCCATTAATTTTATAGGAAGACCATTCAACAAAACTTGAATGAACAGGCAATAAAACAGACATACTACTATATTAGTATTAGGATTGTTTATATAGTTTAAAATATTTTTTTATCAATTATACATTTTTGTTTAGTATATATTTTCCATAAACAATATATATTTAGAATACATACTACTGTATAATATATTTTATTACCATTTAACCATTTACTTGTTAAATTATCTGAATTATAACTATCATTATTAAATTTATAATATATATTGTCTGTATTTGATAAATAAAATAAACGATCAAATGATTTCCATGGTATATTTTTAATATTTGTAAGAGATTCTGTCATGATTGATATTATACATCTTTTAAAATACATAAAAATTGCTATTATTAAAAACATAAACGTATTTAGTAACAAAAGTTTTATAATATTACACTCTAAATTAAATAAAAGCACTATTATTATTATAATTACCCATAAATGTATAAAATCCAATATTATTAAAATTATTTTATTAATAATAGGTATATCTAAATATTTTACATATAGTTGATATTCTAAAAATACACACAATAGTGATAAAAATAGAAATATATATATCAATTTATTTTTAAAATAAATATAATACTTTTCCGAATGTGTCGCATAAGTATTTATATACAACATATATGCTTATAATATAAAAACAAAAATGTTTATATTTTAGAAATTTGAATGTGATTTGAATATCAATAAGTGCATCTTACGTAGTGATGTGTTTTTATGTACTAAACTAATAAATGATTCTGTTTTTTCTATAAATCTATCTTCATCAAAATTTGTTGGTACTTTTATTACTAAATAATCAGTATATTTATACAATTTATTACATACTTGTGATAATTCAATGTCAGATAAATATAATGACAATTTTGTAACTTGTTTATAATCTGGACCACCCCACGGTGGATCAATAAATATAGCATTTTGTTTTAAATGACTACATAATGAAACTGCATTATTATTGTAAAATGTTACATTATTTTTCCCTGTTTCTTTTAATAATATATTTATATTATGCACAAGTAAACTATACCGTTTATCATCGATTTCAATTGCATTTACTTTTTCAAAATATTGTGAAAATGAATATGCAGTTCCTCCTACGCACGCAGTAGCATCGGTAATAGTTGATGTACTTGGTATGAATTTTAATATATCTTTAGATATTCTATCTGCTGTTAACTGATCAGTTGTACTATATAATGATTCATCATCCATCTTTAATTGTGATCGTGTACTAGTTGAAACAAATCTAAATAGAAAATCACGTTTTGCTATATAGTTAACATTTGAGTTACTTGAATTATGATTCGTATATGACGTATTGGTATTCATTTTTAAATACGAATTACTTGTATTAAATGAGTTTACTGAATTATTTAATATTACTAATTTATAATTTAAATTAGGAAATGACGTTATACCTTGATTATGTATCATTATTATTTTAAATAATTAAAGCTTTAAGTTTCAATTTTTAATTATATTATTAACAAATAACTGTTATAAAAATAAATTTTGTATTAAGAATTAATTTCATGGGGATAACATAGCTGATGAATACGTAATGGCGTGTTACGAGGATGACGATTACAACGACCAACCGCTTGTGTACGACCTGCTCCTAAATCATGAATTAAAATTAAATCTGTAGAGCAACTTATATCAATACCTGAAGCTGCATGAACTGTATTTAATAAAAGTACACGCGTATTACCATTTTTAAAACGATCCAATACACTTGCCATAACATTTGAATTTCCACGTAATAAACTATATGAAACATTTTCTGTTCGAAGACGATTCATACATCCCCAATAACTACTATCAAGTTTACTAAATACAACAAATTTTCCTTCAGGATTAGCTTGAATAATATTTACAAGTGTATCTTCTTTAGAAAATATTTGACTTTGTTGTTGACGCAAATTTTGTCGAGAATTATTATTTGAAGATGTTGAAAATGGATGTGGTGTTGTAGGCGTTTCACTCGTTTCAGAATCAAATGAAGCTATAGATGATGATAGTGAATCTATAGCAGATGCTTCAATATCATTTTTATCTTTAACAATTGCCACAAGTTGACGTAATTCAATAGTTGAACGACATTCTGGACATGTATTATGATTGTGTTGCATCCATGGAATTAAACATGCTGTGCAAAATACATGATTACATGGTAGTAATAATGGATTATCAAGTGAATCTAAGCAAACTGCACATGATTTTTCTTCTAAAGCACTTACACGATCTATAAGATTCTTTAATTTGTCCTCTAAACGTACTAATTCTGTGTTATGAGTAAGTAGTCGTGCTGTTTTATTTTCATCAGGAATATCAAGTGAATCAATATATGCTATTTCGCGTTTTTTATTAGAAATATCTCGTTCAATTTCTTTAGTAACGATTTTTACAATATCTGTTTCTGTTTCAGAACTTGCACCAAGTAATGTTAATGCACCCATAAAATCATTTGCATCAATACGTTCGCGTACATCGCGACTTAAGAATGAATGAACTGCCGCATATTGACGAGGTAATTCACAAATATGGTATTGAATTAAAGGTGGTGGTACATTAAATGATTTAACAATAAATTCATCACAACATTTAACTAATACTAAATTTAAAATTTCTTCGTTTGGTATTACATCACGAATCGTATAACCAAGATGATTACGACTTGTATATGACATTTGCAAGAGTCCATAATATGTTGCTGAAATTAACCATAGAAAGTTATATTTGTAATATGGTATTTTATTTAAAATATCACATGCTTCATCTACAATGATTCGATCCCATGATTCAAATAATTGTTCAGTACGTTCAATACGTGTTGTGCCATTATATAAATAATAAGATTCTAATACTTTTAAGGCAGTATTTTTAATTAAAACAATATCAAATGTTTCTAAAAATGTTTTAATTGTTTCATTTGATGAATTTGGTGGTGGCATATATTTTCGTATTCCAAGAATAGAATCTAAACACAACACCTTTAATTTTGTATGTTTATTTATAGTTTCTATAAATTGTGAATATACTGGTCCACGTGGTGTAATAATTAATGTGGTTTTTATCATACTGGATACTGGTTCTTCAGTAATATCCATTGTTGCTCGCATATATGCACCGTTAGGTCCATGATAACTATGAATATTATCTTTACGTTTATGAATTTCTCGTGTATGTGATGCGGCTGCAATAGCAAGTGCTAATAATGTTTTACCAGAACCAATTGCATCTCCAATTACGCCAATATTTGATTGAATTTTGAATCGACCTTTAAATTGCATATTATTATTTAAGTCTTCATTTGTATAATGACCGTGCGTATTATGTAATCCTCGATGAGTAAATGATCCTGGGTTTTCTACATTATATTTAATAGTTCCTTGTGTTTCCATTGTAATTGCTTTTTGTAAACTTGCCAATTGATGCGGTTTTAATGCTAGATTTATTTTTGCAGGTTGTACTGCACGTGGTGAAGTTTCACTAATAAAAATATTGTAGTCGTAATCATAATCATTTATAATTAGAGTATTCATTATTTATAAATCTCTATATTCCTTATATTATTATAATACTATATTCTTTATACCCTTTTATATAAATTTTATATATTAAATAATAATAATATTATACTATTATTATAATGGCAACTAAACGAGAACGTCATACTTTAAGTCCACCAACAAGTACTGAAAGAAAGAAGTTAAAAAATTTATATTTAGCGCTATATAATAAATTTAAGTATGGATTAGAATATGAAACACTTGTTCTTTCAGAAGATTTACATAATATGGGAGAATATTATAATGCCGCAATGCAAGATGAAGATAGTGTAAGTAATGGTTCAATCATTCCATGTGATATTAATAAAAATATTATAAATGCAGATGATGATATAATATTTCGTAAG